CGGCCAGAGCCGTCAGCCAGCGGGTAGGTGCGCCGGATCACCTGTTCTTCGATCAAGTCCCAATCATCTTCGTAAGCGCCAGGCTTCACCCACTCGCGCTCGCCATCATCATCTAGACGGTGCGACTTGCGGACGGAGAAACGGTCTACCACGCCCAAGTCGTAGGGCCTGCCGGGACCGATGCCGACGATCTGCACCACATACATATTTTGCTGCACGTCGATCAGGCCGATAAGAGCGCGGACCCAATCAGGCACCAGCGGATGAATGTTCTTCGGCGCGTTGTTACTTGTGAGGCGCATGATCGCATCGTCTTCGCGATCTTCGTCCTCGACATAGGGAAATTCATAGGCACGAGCCATCAACGTCTCAGGCACCCGCGTCGTGTCGGCCAAGACGTGCTTCGGCACATAAGGTTCACCAAGGTCGGTGTTGAAGAACTTCTTCAGCGCCTCTTCCGAGCCTGTTGATTGGAATTCGTCTTCAGCGTCGAGATAGGACTTAACGAGCTTGGCCCAAGTCGTCAGGCCAGCCGCCACGCCGCGGAGCCAAAAGCTCGCGATATTGGATCGGCGGCCCTCACCGATGATCCGACCGCTCTCATTGATCTTCTGCCCTTCCTTCAGCCACACCCCCCATTGCTGCATCTCGTGGCGGTGATCGGGCTGAATCGCAAAAGAGCAATGCGGGCAAATCATCCGCACCGTGGCGGCGGTATCCATGTTGGAGCCGAGCGTATCATACTCTAAATGCTCCCATCGGCCCTCGAAGTAACTTCCACAATCCGGGCAGGGCCAATACCAGCGGCGACGGTCGCCACGGTTGTAGAGCGCGAGGATGCCGCCGCACGGCGGGGCTTCGTGCCCATGCACAATCTTCTTCGGATCGGTTACGTCCCGCGAAGGTGAGCTTTCGGCCAAGCACATAGCAAAGCTACCGTAGGTCGTAGTGCGCTTTGTCGCGAGATCGAAAGCCGAGCCTTCCCCATCAATATCATCCGGCATACGGTCGTAATCGGTAAGGAAGACGCGGCCGATAGGCTTGCCGGCAAGCTCGTTATTGCTCGGATGCCCAAGCGTCAACATCATGCCGTTGCTATACTGCTTGTCGGTGCGGTTGTCCGCGTCCCGATTATTCAGAAGGGCCTTGCCCACGTCCTTCGTATGCTTATGCAAGCGATCCACGCGGCGGATAGAAAAGTCGCGAGCGGTGACACTCGTTTTCTCCACCACGAGCATATCCATCGGATCGACAGTTGCCGAATAGCCGATAGTGTTGACGATCAGGCCGTCCGTCTTGGCGCATTGTGCCGGCCCGACAAAGATTTCCCCGGTATAAGCATGATCGGTGATGGCGTCCATCGGCTCCACCATGTATGGAACCGTTTCGTTCTTCCACGGCCCGACATAGGCACCCGGTTGATTGATATAGCGATATTGCTCGGCCCATTCGCTCACTGTCATCCGGAGCGGCGGTTGGAAGATATTCTCGGCAACCTTCGCGATAAGATCGCCTAAATCCTCAAAGGTCGTCAGGGTCTTCCGACTGATCCTCGGAATCAGTTGCGCCATCTCCGCTTCCGCTGGATTCCAGTCCGCTAGGGAAGGCGAGTGTGGTTGTTGCAACATAATCCTTGAACCTGTCTATCATCTTCTCGCGGAGATCGTCTATAGCGCCGTCGATCATCCGCTTAATGATCTTCCGTTGCCCCTCGCTTAACTCAAGCTCCCGGTCCACGCCATCAGCCACGAGCAAGAGCGACATACGCAGCGTCTTGAACGCTTCCGCAAAACCCTCGACAACTTGCGACGTGCGCCAGAGATCGCCCGCGTTCTCTTCGTATATCTGGCGAGCACGCTGCCCATTCCAATACTCCTTCGTGAGCAAAGGAGGAAGTTCGGAATGATTCATCGTCCGAAGGAACTGCTCGATAGAATATCCCGGCTTGACGATTCGTGCCGCGGCCTCCCTGATCTTGTAGGTGGACGTGTTGTTGCGGACGCCGCTCGGCCGAAGCCCCTTAAGCCGCTTAGGGAGCGTCTTGGCATCCGTCTCGAAGAGATGAGCAAGCTGTGCCATGGTCGCTTCGCCGGTCGCCAGCAACTCGGAAGTTACTTCGTTCCGCTCCTTCGGCGGCCGGCCACGCTTGAGAACAGGTTCAGCGGCCATGTGTAGCAGCTTTCAGTTGGCACGGAAAAAAGCCGTCGCAATCCGGACAATAATTAAAAGGCTCCGGAGCACGCGGGCACCGGGCAGAACGGCGATTTGCGAGCATACGAATGATGTCCGCGCACTCCCGCAGCGTTTCAGCACGTTCGCTGTTGATATCGGGCTGAGAAGACGCGATATCCCATGCATCCGCTATTTCTTCGGCCATGAATTTGCTGATCTCAGCCATTTAAGCCCTCCGTGCTCTAAAAATCAGCTTATTGTCGTCGCTGAGTGCGAATTCTAGCTCGTGATGCAGGCCGCAATCGCAGCACTCCATGATAAAAGGCCCTTCCGGGTGAATCCATTCGGACCACCCATCTGCGCCCACGGCCACTGGTTCAATCTCAGCGGCCATGTGTAGCTCCTGCCAATAGCTCTAGGGCCTCGCCTAAAGCCCAAGACGCCGATCTAAGGCACTTGGGCCGCAAATGCTCCGGATTGCGCTCCACGAGCGCCCTAGCCGCCTCCTGCGGGGTTTTACCGCTACCGACAATCGTTCGGCCGCGAAGCTCGCCGTAGGATGGGCCGCCGCCAACGTGGCCGTAAGCCATATGGCCGCACACCCTGTCCGTAAACAGCAAATCCAGATGGACGTGCTCTCTAAGCAGCAAGTCGCTCACGTCCGCTCCAAGTATCGTCCGATATCGTTGGTCTAGGTCGTCCACGGTTCTTGATCCTCTTTTGCATGGCACGGATGAAATCGAAGAGTCGGTCCTGTCCTTCACCCTTGCTGACTAACGTATCATACACAACTTCATCGGCGGAACCTAGCACTAGCAACAAATGGACCCGGACTAGCTGGCGCTGCCCCTGCCTGGCTATCCTGCCGATGACTTGCTCGAAAAGCTCGCGGCTCCACACGAGATCGAAAAAAGCCACGTCATGCCCCGGACCCTTCTGCATATTCAAGCCGTGCGCCGCGGAGCCGGGGTTAATAAGAAGCATGGGTATTTTGCCCTCATTCCACGGCTTGATGCACTTACCGGCCTTATCCATGACAACAGCTTTCGGAAATGCCTTCTTCAGCCGATCCAGCGAAGACTTGAACCAATAGCAGACCATGAGCGGTTCGTCGCCTAGCTCTTCCTTCAACTCACGGAGAGCTTCGATCTTCTCATCATGGATCGCAACAACCTTCTTCGACTCATCATAAACAGCGCCGGCCGCGAATTGCAGAAGCTTGTTGACAAGCGCACCACCATTAAGCGCTTCGATCTCGGCCGTGTCGAAATGGAGGAACATCGTTTCCTCGAAGCGCCAGTAAATCTCCATGAGATTGCTATCGAGCCTGATACCGCGCTTGAGCGGCACCCAATCGCTAGAATCGCCTAGATCATGGCGATAGTCATTCGCGTCGAGCCGCATGGTGATATCTGCGATCTTCTCCGCGATCTTTTCATCATGCCCCGGCTTCAGTTTCCATCCGCGAGTATATCGGTTCTCATCGAAGTGGCGCTCCCGGTAGGCCGTAATACCCCGGCCAAAGCGTTCACCCTGATCCAGTAGATAAGTCATCGCGAAGAGCTTCATGTAGCCTTCGGACGCCGGGGAGGCAGTTAGCTCATGGATACGCTTCACCCGCTTCAGCACCTTCTTGAGCGCCCTGAAACGGCGACTGCTATGGACACCAAATTTCGTGGATTCGTCTATGATGATCGTATCGTAAGGCCATTTCTGGCGATGCGTCTTCCAGCGAGCTTTCCAGAAGTCCACTAGCCACTCAAGCCGCTCGACATTGATGATATGAAGCGGTGTGTCCTCTAGCGTTTGAGAAGATCGTTTGGCTTCTTTAGCACGCTGACGGACAGGATTTGCTTGCGCTCTCGCGAACCTAGCCGCGTCGGATGGCGTCTCTCCAACCGCTCGCTCTTTTTGGTATCGGGGTTTGTAGGCTTCATCGTATGCTCCCTTGATATCATCGTCAGTATCTTCAGCCCGAATCAGTGTATAAGGGATATCCTGAAGGTGTTCCCACTCACTGATCTCATCCGGCCATGTGGCCTTCGCCACGCGCAACGGCGCAATGACGAGCGCCCGGCCTTTCCACCCCATATCCATGAGATCGCGCAGCAAGGAAAGACAGATGATCGTCTTTCCCATGCCGAGATCAATGAAGAGGAACGACATAGGGTTGTCGTAAAGGAACCACTTCGCCTTGCGTTGGAAGGCGTGCATATCCGCTCGGCACCGAACAATCCGCTCGGGAGAGACTTCGTATCTCATAGGTCCGGGTCGTATCCTATCTTCTCGCAGAAGCCCTCGAAGGTGTCGTACCAATCGGCCTCACCGCCCGCTTCCCTGATCTCCGCGATGCGCTTGTATTGCTGCTCAGTCGGCTCCTTGCCGGCTCGCTTCGCTTCGAGCATAATAAGGCCGCTGCCGGCCGGATACTTGCCAACAACGGTATCAGGAAAGCCGTTGAAGCCCTTGCCCTCGACATTGGCCCAAAACAGCCCGA